GCCTACGTTCGCGAAGACGCCTGGACCATGGTGCTTCGCCCTGCACTCTCTGATCAGCGCGGGCCTGCTTGGTTCACCACCACACCCGCCGGCCTCAACTGGTTTGCAGAAGCCTGGGATGCGGCCGACGAAGACCCCGACGCCTCGACCTTCACCTTCAACACCCTGGAAGGTGGCCAGGTCAGCGCTGAGGAGGTTGACGCCGCACGCCGCACCCTCGACCCGCGCACCTTCTCTCAGGAATACGAGGCCAGCTTCGTCAACCTCGTTGGCCGTGTGGTCCCTGACTTCAACGATGAGAACATCCGCGACGACCTGGAAGACCTCGGCGGTGAGCTGATCGTCTGCGCTGACTTCAACGTGTCCCCCATGCACTGGATCATCGGCCAGAAGGTCGGGAATCAGCTGCACTGCTTCGACGAGATCCACATCCGCGAGACCCACACCGACGAGGCCGCCTCTGAGCTGCTGCGCCGCTACCCCGACCGCACCATCCGCGTCTACCCCGACCCCACCGGCCATGCCCGCAAGACCTCAGCAGGCGGCAAAACCGACCATGGCATCCTCCGCAGCCGTGGCCTCTGGGTATCCGAGAACAAGCGCCCGTACATGCAGGACGACAAGCGCAACGCCATCAACTCAATGGTCTGCGATGCCAACGGCAACCGCCGCCTGTTCATCCACTCCCGCTGCAAGCAAACCATCAAGAGCCTGCGCAACCTGACCTTTAAGGAGGGCACCAACATGCCCGACAAGGATGGCGGCTGGGATCACGGCTGGGATGCCTTGTCCTATGGCGTGATCGGTGTGTTTGACCCCGTGCATCCCTGGAAGAGCACCACAGGCAAGGCGGTGCGTGGGGTGCGCCTCTACTGATCACGGAAACCTAGGCCTAAACACCAGACGTGCATAATCTCGCTGCCACCACCAATCTGAACCTGGCCCTGACCACCCTCAGGAACCTTCAGGTTCATGATCCCGGCATCGCCTGGCAGCGCATGGAGCCACGCTGGCGACTCATTGAACAGCTCTCCCTCGGCACCCTTGGGATGCAGGCGGCCGGCAAGCGCTACCTCCCCCAAGAGCCCAACGAAGACGATGAGAGCTACAAGGCCCGCCTAGAACGCACCGTCTGCCCGCCGTACTTCCTGCGACTAGAGCAGATGCTGGCCGGGATGCTGTGCCGCAAGCCGGTACGCCTTGATAACGTCCCCGACACGATCCAAGAGCAGCTCTACGACGTAGACCTCTCCGGCTCTGACCTGAACGTGTACCTGCAGGAGCTGGCCCGCAAAGCCATCCGCTACGGGCACGTGGGCGTGCTGGTGGACTTCCCCCGTGGCGATGAGGGTGACAACACCCCCGTCACTGAGTTCAACCGCCCCTATTGGGTCAGCTACACCCCTCGGGACATCCTCGGCTGGCGCACCGACGTGGTGAACGGCAGTCAGAAACTGACGCAGCTGCGCCTCCACGAGCAGGTGGTGGTCCCTTACGGCGACTTCGGCGAGGAACTTGTCGAGCAGGTCCGCGTCCTAGAGCCCGGCGCCTTCCGCCTCTACCGCAAGCAGGCCTCCAAAAACCGCGACTGGGAACTGATCAGCGAGGGCACCACCACCCTCGACGAGATCCCCTTTGCGGTGGCCTATGCCAACCGCACCGGCATCCTCGAATCCACCCCTCCCCTAGAGGAGGTGGCCTGGCTCAACCTCAAGGCGTTCCGCTGTGAATCCGATCAGGCCAACATCCTCCACGTGGCCGCTGTCCCCCGGTACAACCTCTTCGGGGTGCCTGCCGAGGTAGACGAGCTGGACGCTGGCCCCAGCTCCGCCATGGCGTTCCCGGTGGATGCCCGCGCTGAGTTCGCCGAGCCCACCGGCACCAGCTATCAGGCCCGCTTCACTGAGCTGGACCGCATTGAAAAGCAGATCGCCGAGCTGGGCCTTGCTGCTGTGTTGGGGCAGAACATGACCAACCAAGCAGCCGAATCCAAGTCCATCGACCGCAGCCAAGGGGATGCCGCCCTGCAGGCTGTGGCCATGGGCCTGCAGAACCTCGTGGATTCCTGCCTGCAGTTCCACGCCAAGTTCCTCAACTTGCCCACCGCTGGCAGCAGCATGGTGAACAACGACTTTGTGGCCCGCACCCTGGAGCCTGCTCACGTCGCTGAACTCTTCAAGCTGCGGGTCAATGGCGACATCACCCAGGAAACCCTGCTGATCCAGCTGGCCGATGGTGAATGGCTCTATGACGACTTCGATGTGGATGCTGAGCTGGAGGCCACCGCCGCGCAGCAATCCTCTCGATTGGATGCGCAGGCCTCAAAGCTGGACAACAACCTGCAGCAGTTGCCCTAGGGCATCGGAAAGCTAGGCCTAAAGGGTCTGGCTGATGGCACGCCGCTACGCACGAGACAATCGTGGGCGCTTTGCGTCTACGGGCACTGGCGCTACGGCTCGTGGTGGCCGGTTGAAGACCGCCAGCGGCAATAAGCGGGCGGCGCAGACCAAGGGCATTGCTGGCGGCAAGCCTGCAGGCACCGTTGGAAAGCCCAAGGGAGCAAAGCCAGCTGCTAGCAAGACCGCTGGTGGCAGGTGGACGCCCACAACCAATAGCAAGGGCCAGGTTGTTGGAATGCGTGACCGGACCAAGCCGGCGCCAAGCCCAGCGGCTGTAGCTCAAGCTGCTCGCAGCCAGCGTGCCAATCGCAACCTGAACGCAGCTATGGCGCGTGAAGGCGATGGCCCCAACAGCAAGGCTTCGCGTAGTGCATCTGTTGCCAAAAGGGCAGGGGATATTTACAAGGGCAAGGTTGATCCAAAGCAAAAGACAAAGGCGCGCCTGACGAAGACAAGCGATCCTGAAGCTTTGCGCAAACGGACCAAAAAAATCAAAGACAACACGTTGAAGCCTGCAGCTGCTAAACCTGCGGCCAAGCCTGCAACAAAGAAACCTGCTGGCCGCATCAGCCCCGAGAAGGTTTCTCGCGTTACCCAGCGAGTCAACGATGTCACGGCTAACGCCTCTTCCAAATCCGGCGTCAAGCGCCTCAACTCAACTGAGGTAGGCGTGCGGGCCAAGGCGTTCCTCACCCGCAAAGCGGGTGGCATGAGCGGCATGGTCGGTAAGTCCTACGCCGAGCAGCAGGCTGTCGTGGCAGCCGGGATGAAGAACCCAACGCGCTACAGCACCCAAAAAGCGAACCGCAATAAGCCTCGGGCTTACAACGAGCTTGGGCAGGCCAAAATCAGACAAAAGAATCAGGCCGCTGCAAACATTGAACGCAACAATCCACGCAATGCTGCTGCTGGTGACACGGCTCGAGGCATCCGCGCCAGAAACCAGCGGTTGACGGACATCGCTGCGGCTAACGCTCCAGCCGCCAAACAGCTCAAGACCCGCGACATGGGCCCCCAGGACCCTGACAAAGCACGTTCGCGCAACAACCGTCTTCAGACCACCAACCGCCGGGTCAAGTATCTATCTGATGACAAGGACACCCTGAAGTATCAAGCGGCAGTTGCAGCGAGAGGGAAGGCACTTGCAGCACGCCCTGCAGGCACTGGCAGCAAAGTTGTATTCCGTGGCAAGAACAAGGCCGCCAATCGTCAGAACGTGCGAGCCAACGATTTGACTACCAGAGTGCGGTTTGACCTTCAACGCGCACGCCCTGGGGCCTTTAGCGCCACGGCAGGCGGCGGGAGGGTTGGCATTCGCCGCACGGATACAGGCAACCGCCAGCCTTCACTTCTTGGCGGGCCAGCCAAGAAGCTCTACAGCACCAAACGTGTTGCTATCAAGCGCGCTAGGGGTGGGCGATAGCCCCACATAGACTTGGGGGGCAGTTACCTGCCCCCATGGAAGCTTTTCTCGAAGCCCTCGACGAGTTGATCACTGCACACTGTGAAGAGTTGACAGCTGTTGAATTGATCGGTGCTTTGCAGATCACCCAGCAGCGCCTTGCCTTTGACCTATTCACCGATGACACCGAGGACGATGCAGAAGCCTGAAGTCACCGCTGTTGGCCGCCTGCTCAAGCCCAAGGGCAGCGAGCCTCGTCTCCATAAGGTCATCGCCTTCAAGGCTGATGGAACCGTCAAAACCGTCATCAACCGGCCGGCAACCTAACCCGCAATCTCGACCCTGTGGGTCTACATGCCCGACAACGACAACGCTCCTGTGGAGCAGTCTTCATCCGCTCCCAATCTCTCCGCGCTTGAGGCAGAGACCGAAGCCCTGCGCCGCAAGAACACCGAGCTGCTGGACGAGAAGAAAAAGCTCGCCAAGAAGGTGCCTGAGCTGCCCGATGGCATCAACGTCCAGGAACTTCTCGACTTCAAGCAACGGGCTGAGCAGGCTGAGCTAGAGCAAAAGGGCAACTACTCCGAAGCTCGCCA